ATAAAATAACAAAAAATAATTATGAATCATATATATTAGAAATAACCCAATGTGTAGAATTATTTAATACTGAAATCAATTGGGGTGATATGTGGGATTTAAACGATTTACATAAACGATTTAATGATAATCACATATTATATATAATGATGGATAAAAACGTTTCTTTGGGATATGTTTGGTACAACGAAAATTATTTATATAATACATTCGTATCAAAAACACGTACTAAAGGAGATTCACAAAATTTTATAAATTATACATTAAATGAATTAAAAATAGATTATGATAAAATCACACTTTATTGTGATGATTGGAACATTGGAGCACAAAAATTCTTTAAAGGAATTGGTTTTATTAACTTTAATAAATAATAAATGTCAGACAACATTTCAAAGACCCCACCAAAGGGTAAACTTAAATTTCAAATTAATTTATCAGAGGAACAAAAACTTGCAAAAGCTGAAATACTAAACCATCCATATAATTTTTTATATGGTAAAGCAGGTAGTGGTAAATGTATTACATATGAATCTGAAATAGATATAAAAATAAATGAAAAATTTTACGATTTTTTGATTGAAAATAAATATATTTGATACTTATACATAGACAGGCAATGGTAAATCTTTAGTAGAATGTATATAAAAAATAAATTGAAAATTGAAAATTTAGTAGAACTGGAGCAATTTATTATAACTCATAAATTATATAATGATTTTATATCATTTAAAAATATAAATGAGAATGAAACTGCTGAACTTGTTGGTTTGATTAATTCAAGTAAATCATATTCTAAATCTTCTTTATTAAAAAAAATTAGAGGTTTAAAGATTTTCATATATCCATCTAAAATGCAATATATGTATTGGTATATCCGGGGTAATGCCGATGAAACTTCTAAAAAAATAGTTTCAAAATTACAATCAAGTAATTCAAAAAAACGTCTTAATAAATATAATAAAGATGAAATCCGATTACAGAGTAAACGATGTACTGAATATTGGGTAGTACGGGGATATTCGGAACTTGAAGCCAAACGTGTAATATCGGAAATTCAATCTACATTCTCACTTGAAAAATGTATATCAAAGCACGGAACAACTAAAGGGCTTGAAATATTTGAAGATAGGCAGAAAAAATGGCAAACTACATTAAATAATAAAACAGCAGCTGAAAAGATACGTATAAATAAATTAAAAGCAAAGGGGGGGAAATCTCAACTAAACATACCGAAGTCGGATATACATAAAGAAAATATCCGTAAATCAAAATTAAAATATTATAAAACAAATTCAGTATATAATAAGAACAAAACTTATATTGAATTATTTGGTATCACCCGTGCAAATGAAATTATAAATAAATGGAATACACCAGAACGTTCTTTAAAATTACGTAAGCATCGTATAAGTGAAATTCAAAAAAGCTCCGGACAAATAATGCCCAATTACAATAAAGTATCTATATCTATAATAGAACAATATGGTAAAGAACATGGATATAATTTCAAACATGCTGAAAACGGTGGTGAAGTTCATATTAAAGAACTTGGTTATTTTTTGGATGCATATGATGTTGATAAAAATGTAGTTCTTGAAATTGATGAATCATATCATTTCAAAAATGGCAAATTAAGAAAAAAAGATAAAATTAGACAACAAGAAATTGAGGATATCCTCAAATGTAAATTTATTAGAATAAAAATATGAAAAAGGTAACTATTGAAATTGGTAATTTATTTGATGCAATAAAACAATATGAAACTATTAAATTTGAAGAAAATTTAGAATATTTCCAAAATACAAATATACAAATTCAAGATGAATATAATAATTGGGTAGATATAAACGGACTTATTTTTAAATTTGATGAAATATGTAAAATAGAAACTGATAATGAAATATTTAGAACAGCAGTAAATCATAAAATTTGTTATGATAAAGTAAATTGTAAAATTGTAAAAAATTTAAAAGTAGGAGATATTTTAATAAAATCAGATAATAAAATTTCCACTATTTCCAGTTTAGAAATTCAGCCAAAAGAAAAAGTATTTGATTTTGAAATTGACAGTAATACCCACTTATATCAAACATCTAATAAAATAATACATCATAATACACTACTAGCAGTTCAAATTGCATTGGATATGTTCTTTACAAGGAAAGTAAACAAAATAATTATAACACGACCAACCGTATCAAATGAAGATAATGGATATCTTCCGGGTTCACTCGATGAAAAGATGGAACCCTGGTTAGTACCAATTCGTTCAAATATGAGAAAGGTTTACAACAAACCAGCGATACTTGATAGAATGGAAAAGGAAGAAAGTATTGAATTGGTGTCGCTATCACATTTTAGAGGTAGAACGTTTGAGGATGCAATTTGTATAATTGATGAATTTCAAAATTTAACTAAATCACAATTGGGTATGGTATTGGGTAGACTTGGTAAAAATTCAACTATGATACTAACGGGTGATGGACAGCAAATTGATTTAAGACACACGAGCGATTCAGCTATAAATGAGATAGCTAAATTAAACGCATCTGAATATGTATATGCAATCAAACTTGAAGATAATCACAGACACGAAGCGTTAAGTGATGTATTAAAATTATTATACGATAATTAACAATAAATATTTTTTGAAAATAAATGGGATTTCTTTAGGATTTCCCATTTTTTTTTCGTATATTTGTAACTATAATTAGAACTACATGAGTGTAACCGATTTTTTTCAATTTGAACCTGCTTCAAATATAGATACTGAAATAGAACAATTTAAGAATAGAGAAATTAAAGCAAGGGAAATTTTCAAAATTACTGAAATTGAGAAAAAAACGGCATATGATTTTATACGAGAATATCACTATTTAAAAGATGCAAAGTTCATTTCTAAATATTGTTATGGATTATACATAAAAGATATTTTAGTTGGCGTTTCTACATTTTCAAACCCACAAGGGATTTCGTCTATGAAAAGCTGGTTTGGCTTGGATAATTCAAATCAAAGTGCATTAGAACTTAGTAGATTATGTATGTTACCAAAACTTAATGGTTCAAATGCAACAAGTTATTTACTCGCTAATAGTATGAAACTATTAAAACAAAAAGAGGTAAAGGCTGTAATTACATTGGCTGATGATAGTAGACACGTTGGAAGTATTTATCAGGTCTGCAATTTCAAATATTACGGACTTACTGATGCTAAATCAGATTTCTTTTGTTCAAATGGAAAAGTAAATCCAAGGGGTGTAACACGAAATCTTGAAGGAGTTTGGTTGCCAAGAACGAGAAAGCATAGATATTGTTTTTTATTAGATAAAGAAATGAAAATTCTTTTAACTGAAAGTAAACGACCTGCGGTAGATATGTTAAACGATTACGATTGTTGTAATGGTACAAAAATAGTTCATGATAACAGATTTAATAAAAAATACACTTGTCCTGTATGTTCGGGAGTAAAAAAACAACCACTTAAAGAAATTAAATAAAAATGGGAAAATTTAAATTTAAAAATAGAAAATTCCCTAAAGAGTTCAAAACCGTTGCGAAATACATTGAAGATAAAAAAGGTGTTTTGGTTACATTAGGACATTATACGGCATTTTTAGGTCATTTCACACGAGAAATTGTAATTCACCATAATTACGATTTAAAGAACAATGGATTATTCGCATTACTTCATGAGTGTGGACATTCATTACAGCCACCTACGAACGTTGGTATCAACTCTTATAAAAATTTAGATGAAACGGAACACCCAGATGAATATCGAATGGGTCGGTTCTTAAATGAGGTAGATGCGTGGAACAGAGGGTTTGCGCTGGCTGGAACGATAGGAATTCCAATTGATAAAAGGGATTGGAATTTACAAAAAGAGAGGGCATTATTAACATATTTTGACCGATAATAAGTACGAATTAATTAGGATATATGGGATTGATTTCGTATATTTACTATGTAATAACGATAAAGGATAAACGACGAATATGATACAAAGAAAAGAAATAGTTTACGTGGATATGGATGGAGTATTGGTAAACTTGGAAAGTGAATTCAATCTTTGGTTTGGAAATCACCCCGAATTAAAAGAAAAATTCAAAGATAATCCAGATCACATACCAGGAATTTTTAGAAATCCTGAGCCTGTTGATGGTGCAATTGAAGCTATTAGAAAATTGGCTGAGAGTGGAAAATATGAATTGATTATTGCAACGGCGGCACCTTGGGGGAATCCTGAAGCGGCAACTGATAAAAGATATTGGATTGAAAAACACTTCGGTCAATTATTTCACAAACAAATGATTATATCACACAGAAAGGATTTGTTAATGGGAGATTTTTTAATTGATGATAGAACGGCAAATGGAGCCGGAGAATTTAAGGGGAAACTTTTAAAGTTCGGTTGGGCATATGAAAAACAAGAGTGGAACGAATATAGAAACTGGAAGCAAATCTTAAAAGTATTATTATAATGAAACCAATAGAAATAGAAGAAACACCAATTACTGATGAAACATTTATTGCACAGAATTGGGAACGGATAGTAGAAGAAGAAGATGGGACAGAATTTTATTATTGGAAACTACCACTTCCAAAGGATAACCCAGATGAAGATGCACCGAGTTTAATTTCTTGTGCAAATGATGAATATCTTGAAGCTGGAATTCCACAGGGAACATATGTTGTGGAAATATGCGAAATGAATGGGTTAGGATATACGGCATCGGAAGAAGGACTTGAAGTATTATATCGTGTAATGACACATAGAGATATAAATGAGCCTGACGAGGAAGAAGAAATAACTGACATTCTGTCATAGTATCAATAATGGTACGGAAATTGAAATATAAATAACAAATAATAATAAAAAGAAGAAAACAATGTTTGAAAGTAGAAAAAGTAAGCCGGATATATCACATTTATTGGATATCGTTTTTGATGATACGTTTGGAGGAACAACCAAAGAAGTTAAAGATGAGTATATACCAGTTGGTAGATATACACAGCTAGAAAAAAAAGGAACTCATATTTTAACAATTAATGTTGCTGGAAATCCAAAAGATTCGGTAACAATTGATGTTATTGATGATGAATTAACAATTAAAACCCATTATCCAGAAACAGATAAAAAATCTGTAATTGAAAAAGTAAATTTGAAATTCAGTCTAAACGGAAGTTTTGATTTGGAAAGTATTACAGCCGAACAAAAGGATGGTATATTAACAATATATCTTCATGAGGAAATTGAAGAAAAGAGTTTGCCATTGCAAGTAGCAATAAATTAAATTAAAATTAAGGTTATATTAAAATTGAGAGGTATTGAAAAATACCTCTTTTTTGTATTTTATATATTTATATAAACATAACAAACTATATAATTATGAAACCAATATACAAAGAAAAAGTTAATGATTTAATTAGCTCTACCGCAGGTAAAATTGTTTTACTTGAAAGAATGATGGATGGAACTAAAGCTCCAAACAAAGCTGAAGCTGAATCATATATAAAACAAATAAAAAAGGGATTACAGGATATTTCTGATTTTGTAAGTATTTCGTAGTGAAATTTAGAACAATTCTTTTAGGATTGGCTGCACTTTTTGTTGCGTTTAATGCCGCATTTTTCTCTGTGACTGGATTATCAAGTCTATTCGCTGGGGCAACTACATCTGTTATAATTATGGCAAGTTCACTTGAGCTTGCTAAATTAGTAGGTGCAAGTTTCTTATACAACTATTGGACTACAATAAATAAAGTTCTTAGAGTATATTTAACTATGGCGGTATTTGTATTGATAATGATAACATCAGCTGGTATTTATGGATATTTAACGTCTGCATACCAAAAGACATCTGATTCATTTGATATATCCAATAAACAAACCGAGTTAGTTGAAACAAAGAAATCTCGTTTAGAAACACGTTTGACTGAATATAATTATGAGAAATCACAATTAACAGAAACTATAAATAATTTATCTAAAGGGTTAGCAAACAACGTTATTCAGTATAAAGATAAAGAAACTGGTGAGATAATCACAACAACTTCACGTAATACACGAAGAGCGCTACAAGTAGAATTAACCGATTCAAAAGAACAACGAACTAATTTAAATCAAAAAATTGATGCGGCAAATGATTCCATAACATCATATGAAGTTCAAATGTTACAATTAAAAGTTGATGATACAACCTCAGCAGAAGTTGGACCTCTAAGATTCTTAGCAAAGGTAAGTGGTATGGAAATGAGTTCAATTGTAAACTGGTTAACTTTAATCATTATATTTGTATTTGACCCACTTGCGGTAGTACTGATAGTAGCATTTAACACGGCTTTGAAAGTTGATAGGGGATTAAATGATAAAAAAAAAGCAATTGAACATAGGGTCTTATATGGAGAAACGGGGCATCCGTTGGGTAATCCATTTGGTATTCAAGTTAAAGAAATTGATGTGGTAGAAGAAGAAGTTATAATTCCAATTGAAGAAGAACGAGTTGTATATGAAAGAACTGGTTGGAAACACGCATTTCAAGGAAAGGCATTCTTTTTTCATCCGTGGTTTGACTGGGGGAAACCAGAACGCTGGATTGATAATCCTGATGCGGTTAAGTATTGGATGGCAAATTTAGGTGGAACTCCCGGTGCATTAAAATCGTATCGTTTAAAAAATCCAAAATAAATTTCAATAAAAACTTGTATATGTCATTTATTTTTCGTATATTTACCATATGGCAGTAGTATATTTAAAAGTTCCTATGGTAATTATATTTAAGAACACGAGTAGGGCAAACGCTAAAACTCGCATAAAAGTTTTTAAAAATAAACACATTGATGATTTAATTGATGTGTTAAATAGTCCACGAAAGAAACTTGTTGGAATACCAAAAACCGCTGAAATCCTACAAGTTGGCTGTGGTACTAAATTCGAAGCTGAATACAGAAAGAAATATAAATTATGATACTTAGAGATAATCAAATCAAATAAATCCAATTATTTATTTTTCTTATATTTATATACATGGGAGTAATATACAAAATAACAAATCCAGTAAATAAAATATATATTGGACAAACTACATCATATAAAAACCGTCTATATAGATATCAATTATTAAATTGTAAAGCACAAATAAAATTATATAATTCACTAAAAAAATATGGCTTTGAAAATCACAATTTTGAAATTATTGAAGAATGCAATGATATAGAACTAAATATTCAAGAACGATATTGGCAAGATTATTATAATGTAATTGATGTAAATACGGGTCTAAATTTAAAATTAACTGAAACTCATGATTTAAGTGGTAAGCAATCAATTGAAACGATTGAAAAACGAAGAATGAAATTATTAGGTCAGACTCGTTCAAATGAATTTAAGATTAAATGTAGAGAACGGATGCTTGGAAATATTCAAAGTGATGCAACTAAACTAAAAAATTCAAATGCACAGAAACTCAAAGGAAATAGACCTCCTTTATTATGTGGAAGTGAACATCCAAATTACGGAAAATCACCAACAATTACAACACGAAAGTTAATGAGTAAATTACGAACAGGTAAACCTATTCATAGTGATGATTATAAAAAGAAATTAAGTGAATCTATGATGGGAACTAAAAACCATTTTTTTGGTAAAACACATAGTTCCCAAAGTAAACAACAGATGAGTGAAGCTCATACTGGAATTGTAGTATCACGTGAAACCCGTAAGAAAATGAGCGAATCTGCCAAAGGCAAGCATATTGGTGGCAAAAATAATTCTGCCAAACGGGTTATTGATACTAATACAAATAAAATATATTCATGTATTAAGGATGCTGCAATTGATAATGATATTAAAATATCGTTATTATATAGTTGGTTGGCAAAACCGAATTTGAATAAAACGAATTTAAAATATTATAATGATTAATTTAAGAGAAAACCAAATTCCATGCGTACAAATGGGAATTGAATTTTTTAATACTAAAGGTATAGACCCATCAATAATTGTAGCACCAACAGCGTTTGGCAAGAGTATTGTTATCGCATTTATCGCAAAAGGTATAAAAGATAAAGTATTAGTTATACAACCTACAAAAGAATTATTGGAACAAAATTATGAAAAGTTTACTGCATTAGGTGGTGAGGCTTCAATTTATTCTGCTTCAATGGGAGAAAAGGAAATTGGCGATGTAACATATGCAACCATAAAATCCATACTTTTAGTGGCTCAAGAGTTTAGAAAGTTAGGAATTACTAAAGTTATCATTGATGAATGTGATAGATATCCAAGGGAAACTGCTGGGTTGTTACGAAGATTTTTAGATGGTGCAAGAATAAAACACGTTTTAGGATTAACTGCAACACCTTTGAAATTACAGACAAATATGGGTGATGATGGAAGTTCTTACTCAAAATTGGTAATGTTAACGAATTGGAGTAAAAAGGGTATATTCTTTAAACACATACTACATGTAGCTCAAATTCAAGATATTGTTAAGTTAAAATATTGGAGTCCCTTAGTATATCAGGCGTATGATTTTGATACTGGTAAATTGGTTTATAATTCAACGAGGGCAGATTACACGGTGAAATCAATGGAAAGGGCATATGAACGGCAAGATATTGAAAAGCAGATAATCAAAAAAGTTCGTGAGGTTACAGATAGAAAATCTATTTTAGTAGCAGTACCAACAGTTGAACAAGCCACAAGGTTAGTAGGATTGATTCCAAATGCCGCCGTAGTTCACGGTGGAACACCCAAAAAAACACGAAATAGCATAATTGAGGAATTCAAATCACAAAAAATTCGAGTGGTTGTTCAAGTAAATGTTTTAACAGTTGGGTTTGATTATCCACAATTAGATTGTATTATAACTGGTAGACCAACGAATTCTATTTCGTGGTGGTATCAATTTGTAGGTCGTGGTACTCGTATAGATGCCAATAAAACTGATTGTTTGGTTGTCGATTTTGTAGGTTCATTAAAACGATTTGGAAAGGTTGAAGATTTATATTTCGCTGAGGAAGATGGTCAATGGGAATTATTTGGTGGCGGTAAGAAAAGAATTACTGGAATACCAATGCATGAGATTGGAATGATTATTGAGGGTGGTGTTGATTTAGGTGTAATAGTTCGTGAAGATGGGGATATTGAAAAGGTATTTATGGTTTTTGGTAAATACACTGGATGGGAAGTTAGAAATATTCCACTTCATTACAGAAAATGGATGCTGGATAATTTCACATGGAATGAGTGGAACATGAAAATAAAGAACGAGATACTACGATTAAACGATATATTAAAAAACTCATAAAAAACTACGAAAATTTATATTTCTTATATTTATATGTATAGTAATTAATTATAATAAAATTATGGGAAGAAAGAGAAAATATCATACGGATGAAGAAAGGCGGTTGGTACAGAACGAATATAATATGTCATATTATGAACGGAATAAAGAGGAAGTAAAACGAAAAAATCTGGAAAGTTATTATAAAAAGAAAAATAGTAAAATTGTAGAGAATGGTGGTACTATATGAATTATCAAAAAATATATAACCAAATAATAGAACGTGGTAAAATCCGTAAGCTAGATTGTTATAAAGAAAAGCATCATATTATACCAAAGTGTATGGGGGGTAATAATGACAAAAATAATTTGGTGGAATTAACAACAAAGGAACATTTTATTTGTCACAAATTATTAACTGAAATTTATCCAAGTGAAACTGGATTACGGTATGCTACATTTATGATGGCTACTATGAAAACTTTTATGGGTAGAGATTATACGGTCGGAGCCAGAGAATATCAAAGAATAAAAGAAAGCCTGATAGTAAGTGATGTAACTAAGGAAAAAATACGAAAGTTTAATACAGGTCGGAAAAATGGACCGCATTCAGTTGAAACAATTGATAAAATAAAAAAATCAAATTTGGAATATTGGTTAACTCATAAAAATCCTATGCTGGGAATTCCAAGAAGTGAAGAAATAATACAAAAAATAATAAAAACAAGAACGGGTAAAAAACAGGGAGCACATACATTAGAGCATAGACAAAATATATCTAATGCATTGCAAGGTATAACTCGTAGTGAGGAAACTAAACAACGTATGCGAGATGGAGTTAAAAAACGAAAAAAGGTCACTTGCCCTCATTGTGGTAAATTGGGAGATATAACTATTATGCCAAGATGGCATTTTGATAATTGCAAGTTCAAATCGAAAGATTAAATGAAATACAACAAAATTAGGATAAATGGAATATTTTCCGTATATTAGATAAAATAACAACAACAAAAATGAAAATAGTTAAAAACAGAAGTGAATTAAAACGGGTAGTTGAACTAATAGATTTAACAAAAGAAGAAACGGATTTAATAACAGAATTACTAACCACAGAATTAACCAAAAAAGGTGGAATTGGGTTAGCAATAAATCAATTAGTTGTAGATACGATATTTCCAATAAAAGGTAGAGCTTGTATCGTAAATGTAATTGACCCATTGGTTTTAATAAATCCAAAAATTATTAAACGTTCTACTGAAAATATTGCGTATGCTGAACAATGTTTATCTGATGATAAATCAATGAAAAAACCAGTAAAAACTGTAAGAAGTAAATCAGTAACGGTTGAATGCGATAATTTAGGAATTGTAGAATTTGGACCTACTGCGAACGCTTTAGAACCTTGGAAAACTTCGGAAGATTTTTTCAATGACCAAGGAATGTTGGAATGTGTATGTGTTCAACATGAAATAGATCATTTAGATGGAATTTTAATGACAGATTCAGCACGTAGATATTCTACAACAGTTACGGCACCAAAAAAATATGGTAGGAATGAAAGAGTAATGGTAAAACTTCCAGACGATACTACGGAGTTTATGAAGTATAAAAAAGCACTTCCAATGTTAGCACATGGATGCACAATACTTTAAGTTATGGCAAAACTCATATACCAAATAACCAAACCAGAAATCATTGAAGATAATAGGGAAATTGAAAAAATAACATTTGATATACCAGAAGATATGAATATCAATGAGTTCAAAATAATTTGTACTCGTTTGGCATCGGCAATGGGATATCAACAAACAACAATAGATAAAGCATTTAATTACAATGGCAAATAAAGAAATTTTTGATGAATTACAACGTAAATCTGTAATGCATGATTTCATTATTGATATCTTTAGTGAGATATTAGTAGAAAGTGGATTAACAACTGAGGATGAAATTGTTAATAGAATAAACGATAAAATAAAAGAGGCTGTGGTTGATATAAAAGAACAAACAGAATTAAGTAAAGAAGGATTTTCTCCAACAGGCGAAGGCGGGCAAAGTTAAATTTTCCTATATTTATTAGGATATGTCAATATTTATTCGTATATTAGTACTATAATTAGAGAGTATTTTATGAAAAAAACAGTAAACCTTACACTATTATTATTTACAGTAATTATGTTCCATCCAATATTAACTGGTTATTCAGATGATATTGAACGTGAAGTCGTTACAAATGTAATTGTAAAATTAGAGCCAATTGTAAAATTGGAAACCGTTGTAGATGAAGTTGTTATTATAACAAAAGCAGATTCTCATGATGATTTCCTTGCACATATTGGTTTCTTTGAAAGTGGAAATGATTATAAAAAAATAAATACATTAGGATATTTAGGAAAATATCAATTTGGTAAAAGCACACTTAAAACGTTAAAATATAAAGGAAGTATTAAAGATTTTTTGAATAGTAGCAACATTCAAGAAAATTTAATGATTAAAAATTTAAACTATAATAAACGAAGATTACGTAAAACGATTAAAACGTATAGTGGTACTATTATTGATGGCGTAACTATTACAGAAAGTGGAATGTTAGCAGCCGCCCACCTATCAGGACAAGGAAATGTTAAACGGTTTTTTAGAAATGGTAAAAACCCAAAAGATGCGTATGGTTCATCTGTCACTAAATATCTAAAAGAATTTAGTGGGTATAATTTAAATTTAAAATAAAAATGGAAAAAAATAGTTTAGAAGAATATGCGAATCTTCTTAAAGCTGGTGATAAAGCTAAAATAAGCGAGGCATCTATAAAACGAGTGGCTTCACATATAAAACAAACAGCAAGTACAAGTTTCGCTATAATCACGGCAGAACGTGGCGCAAATACCAACAAACAAAATCTCGCTCTCAACAACCGATTAGAACACGATATTAGAAGTTTGGACTTGGGATTTTTTAAATTGCGAGGGCATTGGAAAGAATGTCAGGACAAAAATTTGGAATATAAGGATTGTCCCGAAAATCAAAAAAAACCTACAAATGAAATTAGTTTATTTGTTCCAAATATGACTAAAAAACACGCAGTACGTTTAGCTAAAAAATACGACCAAGATACAATTGTTTATCAGGGTCCTGAAACAAATAATGCAGTAGAAGTGATTACTAAGAGTGGTTCTACATTTGCAAAATTAGGTAAATTTTCACCAAACACAATCGGCGATGCATATAGTAAAGTAAAAGGTAGAACATTCACATTTGAGGGTTTCCAATGGATGCCACACGGAATGTTAACTAATCTTGCGTTGAACGCATTAATGAAACAATAAATTATGATAGTAGGAATAATATTAGGAGTTAGTGTTGTCTTAAATTTTGTTTTATTAATTGGTGTATGGAATTTACTAAAACAAACAGAGCAACTTGAAGATGGGATAGCAGAAAATCGTGATGGTGTAAGAATCCTTGCATCTAACGCATTAGAGAAAATGAATGATGCTGATTTAAAGGGAGCATTCAAATCCGATGATGAAGTAGGGGGAGCGTTTACCGATATAAAAACGATTGTTGAGGGATTAAATGAAGATTTGGAATAATGGCAATACCTAAACAAAGACGAAGAAAAAAATCAAAAATATATTTCGGTAAACCTGCACAAGATGCAATTATTGAATATAATGCAAGTGATGACCCAATTGAAAGAAATAAAATTTATGAAGATGGGATTAAACGACCATTTGATAAATTGGCAGAAAATGTTTTAAATACATTTAAGTTTTCGTATTTCGATGTACCAAAGATAGATGTACAAAGAGAAGTAGTATCAATTTTAATTGAGAAAATTCATATGTATCAACCAGATAAAGGTAAAGCATTTTCGTATTTTACTATTATTGCTAAGAACCATTTGATATTAAAAAACAACGGAAATTATAAAAGGTGGAAGCAAACGGCACTACTTTCAGAAATGCCCGAAACTTGGAATCCATCCGATAATCATTATGCAGATATTGAAGGTGGTGAGTTTAGAGAATTTAAAGAAATAATGTTGAAATATTGGGATAAGCATCTAACTTCGGTTTTTATAAAAAAACGAGATATTCAAATAGCAGATGCAATCCTTGAATTATTTAGAAGAAGTGAAAATATAGAAAACTTCAACAAAAAACACTTATATTTATTAATTCGTGAAATGACGAATTGTAAAACGCATTATATTACAAAAGTTGTAAATACCATGAAAGTTATTCAAAAACGAATGTTAAATGAATATATGGAAACAGGGGAATTTCAAGATGATTTTGATATTTTTTGGAATGACAATGAACTGAAAATTTAAAATTTAACTACTTATAATAAAGAAGAACTCTTTTAATTTTAATACAGATATTCAATCGTAATTTAAAGTGATTGAATCAGATATTCGCCCAATCTATTAATTTAGATTGGGTTTTTTTATTTTTAATATTTATATAAAACTAATATGCAACATTATGAAAGATGACTATGAATTATTTACTGGAATGAAACTAAGTGGATTATTTAAGGATATTTACAATAATCAAAAAAATAAAAAGGTGCAAATTTCGCAACTAATAGCTGATATTAGAAAGTTGGTAGTTAATGCAAATGATATACTTACAATCGGACCTACATTAAAGGATTTAATAGATACATCAGTACGAAATGATGATTCGTTAATTAAAATGGCAACTATTGCACAACGGATTGTAGCCACTAACGTAAAATCAACAGGAGATAGTGGAATTCTTACAGATAAAGAAAAGGAAAATTTATTAAAGGAATTTGATGAAACTATGAAAACTGCGGCAGATGCAAATGATGCGAGAGTAGATGATTTAACTTTTGATGTCGAAGAATTAAAACAAAAAACAGAAAGTAAATAATGTCAGACAGAGTATCAGCAGCACAACAGCACGCTAATTCCAATAAATCAGGCGGTGGCGGATTGCAACCAGTAGTAGGTGTAGTACTTGATATAATTTTAGATGATGTACATGCGGATATAGAAAGTTCGGATTCTGAAAATATATCAAGCGGGAAAAATGTAACTGAAATCGGTTGGTGTCATATTTCTATTCCTGGTTCACAACAAATGGATTTGGATAAATTAACACCATATCCACCATATGATGCATTAAGTATAGATTTACCATTAAAAGGGGAACGAGTACTATTAATACCAGTTGGAAATACATATTACTACAAAAGAATTTCATCAGGAAATTTAAATGTAAGTGATGCAAGTGTAGCTCAAATAGAAAGAAACCCATTGGTTAATGATACCGAAGGGGGTGGTAGTTCTGCAAGTTCATATAATAAAACTGCACAAACAGGAATCACCAATTCAAAAAATACAAATTCAAGTGAAATTAAAATCGGTGAATATTTTGAACAAACTCAAACAAACCGATTAAAATTATATGAGGGGGATCGATTAATACAAAGTAGATTTGGGCAATCAATTCGTTTTAGTGGATATAATAATTCTGAGAATAAGTTCGCTCCGACAATCATTATTCGTAACAGACAATATGATGTTGCTGAAAATGATTTGGAAAAAGAGGATATGTTTGAAGAAGATTTGAATCGCGACGGTTCAACCATCGCACTTGTTTCTGGTGATCATAAATTAACATTTCAACCCGGAATAATTGATGATGGTGGTTCAAGTAATTTTGAAACTACCGCAGAACACTTTGATGATTACCCAAAAGAACTCGTTGGAAAAGACCAAATACTTATAAATTCAGAACGATTAATATTTTCATCAAAATCAGCTGAAATGTTGTTTTATTCAAAAGGAAATTATGGTTTCATTTCAGATGGTAAACTATCAATAGATAATGGAAAAGCTGGAGCTGAATTAGATTTCAATGGTGATGTAAGAATAACAACAAATGATAATAATACTTACATTTTAGGTAATGATGGTAAAATATTCTTAAATATCGAAAACGAAAATGAGCCGTTGGTTCGTGGAGAACAATTGGTAGGATTATTGACAGAATTAATAGATTTACTTGTTCAGCAAGTTTTTCCAACGCCATCAGGACCAACAGCAGTTGGTCCTACGAATCAAGGTCAGATGAAAAAAATACAATCTAAATTAGAAACTATTTTATCAACAAAAAACTTTACAGAATAAATGTCATTCGCTATATTCAAATCCAATATGTTAATGTATATGGAAAACCAAGGTGGGATTAAATCTCATGTTGATTTTGCCAAGAAACTTACTATGGAATACGATATGGCAATACGTAGAGGATATCAAATTGTAAATTCGGTTTCAGTTGCAAAACCAAATACTGATATGATGATTGCTATGGTTAGTTTAGCAGGAACATTGGCATTACAAAAGAAAGATGGGTTACATCATATAATAAATGATATAGGAAAAGGATGTGTTGGTTATTGGACTGGTGCAACTTTAAATAACTTTCCAACACCAATAATGCCAGCAATAGGTGCATTTCAAAATATACTAACAACAAGTACTATGGTTAGTAAACCAGGACAATTTCCTGATATGAAAAATCAATCACCAACTACAAACTCAGGTACGTTTTTGGATATGTTAATAATGGCAATGACAATCCATTTATCTACAATAGAGGGATATTATTTCACAACATCGTTATATCCGGGCTTTCCAATATTACCGCCAGCACCAGGAATTGTAATGTGGACTGGATACATTGTACCACCAGCACCAAAAACAGTTGTAGTTCCAGAAGCAGAAATTCCACAACAAGAACCAGATATTGAAGCGTTATTAGAATCAATTCCTGATGATAATATGACAGTAGAGGGTGCAAAAGCCGTTGTAGCAGAAACTGGAGTAGGAATTCTTGATGATAATGGATTGGACGGTGGATTAACGATTGCCGCAATTAAACAAGCACTACCACCTGATGTTGAACCACCAAAGGGGGATACTATATTAGAAGAAAGTGCGGTAGCAAGTGAAACTGAAAACGCTGTAATAGAGTGTAGCTCTACTGCGTTTAACTATAACGCAAAACTATCTGATAGTGTTAAACTAAAGGATTTATCTATAATAGCTACATTCGCTCATAAGATAAAACCACAACACGGATTATCAAAAGAAGATATTGTTTGTAATTTACAGAGTTTATCAGTAAACGTATTAGAACCGATAAAACAAAACTATCCAAATTTAGTAATAAATTCAGGTTTTAGAGGAACGCCAAGTTTAAAAGGTAAAGTATCACAACACGAAATTGGTGAGGCTATGGATATTCAATTTGTTGGACTGAAACCAAGGGAGTATTTACCAATCGCAAAGTGGGTAATAGAGAATTTATCATTTGACCAATTAATTTTTGAACATGGTAATAGTATTTGGTTACATATAAGTAATAAACGTAGTGGATTAAACCGTAAAAGGGTAATGACAATGTATAAAGGTGGATATACCAACGGATTGCGATGCCATTACGCATAAAATAACAAAGAAATTTATAAAGGATATATTTATAGTAGAATAATAATGAATAGTATGGATACAAGAAAATTAGCAAAGGTTATTAAGTTGGTAGTAGAGCGGGAATTAAAACGTCAGTTACCAAAATTAATAAAAGAAGGTGTTAATAAGGTTTT